TGGTCCCGATGGAGTCGGCCCGGGTCCCGTTCCCGATGATCGACACCACCACGAACGCGGGCTCCGTGTTCGGCGGGATGGTCGCCTACTGGGGTGAGGAAGGTGCAGCGCTCCAGGACAGCAACCCGAAGTTCGGCAGGGTCGAACTCGACGCGAAGAAACTGACTGGTCTGTCAGCAGTCCCGAACGAGCTGCTCCAGGACTCCATCACCTCGTTCTCCGCGCTCATCGAGACGCTGTGGCCGAAGGCGCTGGCGTTCGAGGAAGACGCCAAGTTCCAGACGGGGTCCGGGACCGGCGAGCCTCTCGGCTTCCGCGGCGCCGGGAACTCGGCCGCGGTCACGGTGACCCGCGCCAACAGCAACAAAATCCAGTACGTGGACGTCATCGGGATGTACGCCCGCATGCTGCCGTCGTCGCTGTCCAGCGCGGTGTGGATGTGCTCCCCGGACGCGCTGCCGCAGCTGCTCCAGCTGTCCCTCACCGTCGGCACCGGCGGCAACAGCGTGTTCGTCGTCAACGCGGCCGCCGGGATGCCGATGAGCATTTTCGGTCGCCCGCTGGTGATCACGGAGAAGGGCGGCGTCCTCGGCTCCCGCGGTGACCTGGCGTTCGTCGACCTCAGCTACTACCTGGTGGGTGACCGCCAGATCATGACTGCGGACTCCAGCACGGACTACAACTTCGGCACCGACAAGACGACGTTCAGGATCATCCAGCGCGTCGACGGCCGCCCGTGGATCCAGTCCGCGATCACCCCGGCCAACGGCAGCGCGGCCACGCTGTCGCCCTTCGTCGAACTGGCGCCGTGACATGTGGGTTGAACTCTTCGACGGCAGCTTTCGCCGTCTCAACGATTTCACTGTCCTCAAGGTCGCCTTCGAGAACGGCAGCGCCAAGTGGTGGATTTCGGACGGCGTGAACGCCACCCGAATCACCCCTGGCTACGCCACGGAAAGCGAAGCGACCACAGCCTTGCGCACTCTCCTCGAACACGTCGGACTCATCAGCGTCTGACCCCTCGGCCGCCGTCGGCAGTAACGCCCCGGCGGCGGCTATCACCCGACCCGGCAGTGTCGCCCCGGCGCGGCCCCCAGACGGAAGGAACACCCGATGTCCCAGAAGGCACTCGGTAGGCTCATCAACTCGACCCCCGCCGCGGACGGCGTGTGGATCGCCCTCAAGGGGGCGGCGGCAGGTGTCACGTTCTCCTGCTTCCTCGCGGGCGCGGTCGGCGACACGTACACGCTCCAGGAGGCCAAGGACTCCGCGGGTACCGGCGCGCAGAACCTCCCGGTCATCACCGAGCGGTACACCTGCACCGGCAACGGGTCGGACGCGTGGACCCGGACGCCGCAGGCTGCGGCGGCGACCGTCGTGACCACGGCCACTGCCGCGCAGAACGCAATGGTGTGCGAGGTCGAGGGCACCAGCCTGTCGGACGGTTACAAGTACGTGAAGCTCACCAGCACCGGCGCGGGCACGGTCAACGCGATCACCCGCGACCTGGGAGCGCAGCGCGCCCCGCAGAACCTGCCCGCCACGGGGGCCTGACGTGGCCCTGTGGGAGTGCGCGGAGTGCACGACCAAGTACGCGGTCGGCCTGCCGAAGTGCCCGCACTGCGAGTCGGTGGTGCGGGTCAACGAGAACACCCAGCCCGAAGAGGAGGACTCGGAGATGGCGAAGGTCACCGTTCACGGCGGCGCCAGCAACGCGGCCGCCGACGAGCAGGAGGGCGGTGAGGACGTATCAGCTGGTACCAGCTCCTCGACATCTTCCGATAAGGAGTCGTGCTCGCCCGAGCCGAGCGAGACGCCCCGCCCGTCGCGTGCCCGCGGGACGGCGAACCGCTCGAAGCCGGGCCGGAAGGCAGCGGAATCCTCCACTGCCGAAGCGACGGCTACCAGTGGCCCCGAGACGGACGCTGCTGACGAGTCCTGACCTGGTCCCGACAACGCACATTGAGAGGAGGTGACGAGAGATGACGACACCCTGGTACGCGACCCGCGAGGAGATCAAGGCCGAGCTGGACGTGAAGGAAACCGCGCGCTCCAACGCCCGGATCGACCGCGCGCTGGCCGATGCGACCGAGTCCGTGCACGGGCTGACCCATCGGGTGTTCTACCCGGTGCTGGAGACCCGCAAGTTTGACTGGCCGCCCCGCTCCGGGGCCACTCCGTGGATCCTGCGGCTGGATGCGAACGAGGTCATCTCCGTCATCTCCCTCACGTCCGGGGGCGTCACCATCGCTCCCGGCGACTATCTCCTGCGGCGCGCCGATGACAAGGCGGAGCCTCCGTACACGCGCATCGAGATCAACCTTGGCTCCAACGCGTCGTTCGGCGGAGGTAGCACCTACCAGCAGGACATCGACGCCTACAGCCTGTTCGGCTACCGCAACGACGAGACCACTGCCGGCACCCTCGCCGCGCAGGTCGCATCCGCTGGCGCCACCACGATCACTGTCGACGGTCCCGCATCCGCGGCACTCGGTATCGGCTCGCTGCTCCGTATCGACAACGAGCGGATGATCGTCACCGGCCGGTCGATGCTCGACACGGGGCAGGGCTTCGGCGACTCGATGACCGCGACCAACAACGACGTCAGCATCGGCGCGGCCAACGGCGCTGCGTACGCGGTCGGCGAGGTCATCCTCCGGGACTCCGAGCGGATGCTGATCACCGACATCGCAGGCAACACGCTCACAGTGACCCGCGCCTGGGACGGCAGCGTCCTCGCCGCGCACACCGACTCTGCGATCTTCGCCCCCCGGATCCTGACCGTGGTGCGTGGCGCGCTCGGTACGACGGCCGCCGTCCACAGCAACGGGGCGGCCGTGTACCGGTGGGACGCGCCCGGCAGCGTCCGGCAGCTGTGCGTCGCAGAGGCGCTCGTCGATCTCCTTCAAGGCCGCTCCGGGTACGCGCGCACCGCGGGCTCCGGGGAGAACGAGCGGGAAGCCAGCGGCCGCGGGCTGAAGGATCTCCGCGACCGCGTGTACACCAGCCACGGCCGCAAAGCCCGGATGAGGAGCGTGTGATGCTGCTCGACGTCTCCACCAACAGCCGCGGCCCCCTCTTCGACGGACGGGCCCGCGCCGCCGCGAACGCCTACGTCAACAGGTTGGAGCGCGACCTCGCCGAAGAGGGCCTGTCGATCTTGCGCGGTGAGATGCACCGCGTGTTCCGCAACCCGACCGGCTACTACGAGTCCAGGTGCAAGGTCACCGAAGGCCACAAGATCTCCGACTCCCGTGTCGTGTACGGGCCGTGGCTCGCCGGCATCGGGTCCCGGAACTTCCCCGCGACGAAATTCCGCGGCTACGACCACTGGATCGTCACCCGGGACAAGCTCAACGCCCGCAAGCAGGGCATCGGCGAGCGGCTCCTGCGCCGGTACACGGGACGGATGTGATCGCCGTGGCCCTCGACCTCCTCGCCTACCGCAGCGCAGCCATGTCCCACGCTCAGAGCCTCGGCCTGTTCACGCAAGTCCTCGGCCACGAGCCGGTGTCCTCTCCGGGGTCCGGCCTGACGTACGCGATGTGGGTTGGCCCGGTCCGGCCGATCCCGGCGCGCTCCGGGCTGGACTCGGTGTCGGCGCGCCTGGAGTTGCGGGGCCGGGTGTTCCTGCCCGCGGACACGGAGCCGCAGGACGACGTCGACGTGAGCGTGCTGGGTGCCGTGAGCGCACTCGTGGCGGCGTACTGCGGCGACTTCACCCTCGGGGACACCATCGCGAACGTCGATCTCCTCGGCGCGCACGGGGCAGGTCTGGGGGCCGAGTTCGGCTACACGGACATCGGCAGCACGAAGTACCGGGTGGCCACGCTCACGGTGCCCCTGATCATCAACGACGCGTGGACGGAGGCCCCCTAGTGCCCAAAAGCAGCGGGCTCGGCGACAACCTTTACATCGCGGGATTCAACGCGTCCGGCGACATCGGCCAGCTCGGCGCGATCGGCGGCGGCCCCGCCCTGATCAACGTGACCGGGATCGACAAGTCCGCGTACGAGCGGATCGGCGGCCTGCGGGACGGCCGGATCGAGTACACCGCGTACTTCAACACCGTGCCCGTGACCGGGGCGATCCACGAGAAGCTGTCGCCGCTCCCGCGCACGGACCAGATCCTCACGTACTGCCGGGGGACGGCCCTCGGAGACCCGGCCGCGAGCCTGGTGTCCAAGCAGCTCAACTACGACCCAACCCGCGCAGACTCCGGAGAGCTGACGTTCGCCGTGTCCGCGCAGGCCAACGCCTTCGGGATCGAGTGGGGCCGACAGCTCACCGCGGGGATCCGCACGGACACTGTCGCAACGACAGGCACGGGGATCGACACCCTCGTTTCGGCGAGCTTCGGTGGCCAGGCCTACTTGCAGGTCTTCGCGCCGTTCACGGGCACGGACGTCACGGTGAAGATCCAGGACAGCGCCGATAACGCGACGTTTGCTGATGTCGCCGGGTTCTCCTTCACTCAGATCACCGGAGGCGCCCCGCTCGCCGAGCGGATCGCCCTGTCGAACACCACGACGCTGCGCCGGTATCTGCGCGCGACGACCGTCACCACGGGTGGGTTCTCCGCGCTGAGCTTCTCCGTGAACGTCGTGAAGAACGAGTCGGCTGGGGTGACGTTCTGATGGCGTTCCAGCTGTCGCGGCCTGAGCCGCTCATGCGCCCGGAGTCGTACAAGACGTACTCGGTGGTCTCCCCGATCTCGACGCACTTCCGGCCCGGAACGTGCGCGGAGACGGACTGCCCGCACTACCTCAACGGGTGGGGTGTCCGGCTGGAGAACCTCACTCCGGACCTGCGGGAGACCGTCAAGTCCTCGACGTTCGAGCACCAGGGCAGGCAGGTCAAG